ATGACAAAAATAACAGTTCCCGAAATAGGCATACTTGACGTATCAATATTACCGAATGGTTATATCTTCTTAGAAGGTAAATCATATAATAAATTTGGTGTGGCACATGGTTTTAAAAACATTAAAGAACTTAAACATTATTTTTCTCTTTTTATAACGGTTGTATAAAAACATGACAGATTTAGAAATATTAATTATATTAGGTTGGTTATTTACAGGTTCGTACTTTTTTTATCTAACGGAATATTATTTTAATAGAATAGATAAAAAGGATTGATGTAAAATGAGTGAAAAAAAAGACATAAGAAATAAAGAATTTATAATAATAGCAATATGCTTTATAAACTTACTTATGCTACTTGCCATAAATATAAGTTTAGATTATTTTAATAGCGTAGATGAACCCGATGCGGGGATAATGGTTTATAGATATGAGACATATGATTGGAGACCAAACACTTTATTTTATTCCGTCATTACTGGAATAGCTATATTAATAAATGGTATATTAGTTACGTGGTATATGACTTCTAGATTATTAAAAGTCTAACTTTCTTCTTTTTGTATACAGTAAACGGAAAAACATAAAGCGACAAAGCACCACGTACCAACTATAATACTAAAAACAGGTTCTTTTATAATATCCCCTTCTTTCAAATTATTAATATAGTCAACCAATCCATATAAAGCATAATATAAACCAATGGCAAATATTAAGGCAAGTACACCAAAAATATTATTTTTTTGTCGTAACGATAGGTTGTATTTTTTGGTTTGTATCATAATTACCATAATAATCAGATATTTTAATTATAAGTTCGGTTCGTAATGGTTTAATTCTGTTTCTCATATCCATTATTATATATCTTCTAATATCTTTAATACATTTATATTCTTTATCTAAACCATAAATTAAATATAATTCAGGTTCTTCTTCTGGGAATACCATTTCACATATTATATAAAAGTGTGTATGATTGTATAAACGAAGGTCGACCATACCAAAATCTTGAGTTGTATAATAAAGAGTTACAGAGTTTTTTCTTGTTTGTAAAATAAAATATGAAAATACACGGTTCGATTTTGTTGAGCTTAACCTACAATCAGCATAAACAGTTATTTCGTCAATAAGAATACTGACGTTAAATAATTCAACTGATTTATAATCATTATCAAGCATAACCGACATATCAAGTTCGTCATATTCGATATTGTATAAATCAATGTTTGAAAGAATAGGTTTGTTTTCATTATCATCCTTTTTTACGTATCTAACAGCTCCAACAGTTTTACCACTTCCTAAACCACCTTGAAAACCAATTATCATTTAAAACAAACCTTTTATGAATTCTATTGTACCTGTGATTAGTTGAAAGTTTTTTTCAGCAAACCATACACCTAGACATATTAAGATAAAGAAAAATATTTCTTTCGCCATTTAAAACCATCTCTTTTAATATCCAATATGTTTATCGTCAACCACATATAGAAGATAGCACAACCGATATTTAAAATTATACCAACAGGATTATTTATTGCTAATAACCATAACAAAAACATAACAATAGTATTTATTATGATTTTAACATCTAGTATAAATATCGAAGGTAATATTACTTTTGCTATTTTTATGTGGCATGATTTTTTACTTTTCGCTATTTTGTTTTTATATTGACCATAAATAAAATGTATATGGTTTGGGTTAACCTGTTCTTTATCGAATCGTTTAAATAATGATGGGTTATTATAAAAAATCATTTTACTGTTTTCAGGTAGGTCTTTAAACCTTTTTAGCATGGTTCTGACGGCTTTCTTTTTATCCATAGTTTAATTCTCCGTAGTTTATTATATAATCTTAATTTATACCATTGTTTGAATTGCATACCAACCAACCATGCATTATTATTTTTAAATGGATGTTCCACCGCGTTTTGTGGTATTGTATCAAGCATTTCTTTAAGTGTTGTCATTATTTAACCGTATGTGCATATATTCTCATGGTTTGTATTTTTGTATTAAAATACATCATTTTATATTTTGATATTATTTGTTTTTTTAAATAGTGTAACTTATCATTTAATTCAATAAATGTTATTTTTAGTTTATATCTTTCATATTTTTGAGTATCTTCTAACCAAACACTTCTATATAAATTAATATTAAATGCATATTCAGTATGCCCGAAATAACATGCTATTATAATATTATCTCCTACCTAATAAACCTAAAAGTTCTTTTGATTTGTCATGTTCATGTAATGAATTAAATTTAAATATGTCTGTTATGTCTTGTCGACCTCTACCTTTATCTCCAGAAGTTCGCCATTCAGCATAATCGTCAACATATAATTGTAAAAAAACAATATCGTATAGTTGCCCAAGCACGTCAAGAGTTGTAAGTTTAGGAATTTGTCTATTTGATAAAACTGTTTTTCTACGTTTATAATTATCATCCATTAATATAGTAGCTGATTGTATACTTTCAGGAGATTCTCTAGTGGGTATTGTTACTATATCTTTTGCTATTGCTGATTCTTTTTTAACTATATCAGTGGATTCGATTTTATTTTGTGGTTTTTCTTTTTTCATAAAAATACCTTTATCATTGTTATAACAACACATATCAACATTATAATAGTCATTATGGTTTGTACTAAACTACCAAAACCAACTTTTTTTTCTGTAAATTCGTCAGCAAGACCACGATTTAATAAAAAATCTATGACCTTACTGTCAATTTTCACCCCTTCTATTTGATTAAACGAAACTGTTTTTTCCGTACCGTCAATTAGTGTTATGTCTTTTGTTATTGTTTCAGTTTTTACTATTTTATGAGAAATGGCAATAGGTATACCCTCAAGATATACCGATACGATAATATTATTATCGGTTATATATCCAGACCCTTTTGTATTAAAATACGTATTTTGGTCGACAGAAAAACGATAAAGTTTTTTACTCACCCATCTAAAAACCGCTCCGTCATTCTCTTTTAATATTATGGCTAAATGTTTTCTTAATGATTTTTTGGGTAATATTATTGTATCGTCTTTAAAATCGTCAAAGCCTAATTTTTCCCCTTTTTGGTTTGTTACGATTGTTCTATCTATATCTACTTCCTTTTTATTTCTAAATTTTATAAATCTTGACATAAGTTGCCCTCCATTTAATCCATACCAAAATAATCTCTAAACCATACAAAATATTGTTTAAGAAATGGTATGTAACCGATAGCTAATATTGAATAATACCCTGCTACAACAAATAAACTTAACGATATTATTATATTTATATCATTCATATTTAATGTTTGTATTCCCAACTCTATCGAAAAAATAATGCATAACGTAAAATATATAAAATCTTTCTTCCATTCTGCCATTATTATCCAAAACGTAAACATTAAAAAAAGGAAAATTGGGATAAACTGTTCCGCATTATATGTTATCTCTGTCATATTGATAATATCCTTAATATTGTTATCTTGTATCACTAATTATTAACCAAGAAAATAACTTTTTATTTGATACAAGAGTGACAGAATCATAAAGTTGTGTTAGATTAATATTTAATTCTCCGTTAATGTGTTGATTGTTATATCCGTCAACTGTAACAATATTACTATCGACATTTGTAAAAGTATATATTTGCCCATCTTGACTAAGTTTAGGTAATGACATTACTATATCGTTAACACCATGACCTGCAAAAATCATAGATTCGCCTGTATCGATGCTTGTATCAGCTGAATAGATATCACTACTTCTAAACATGCCCGAATTAAAACCTGCACTATCCGTGCTACTGTCTATTTTAAATGTATCATATTCATTATCAGTATTAAAATCATAATCAACATTATTTCGACCATTATTAAAAATCAT